CACCACCGGCAGCGAACACCAGGTCACCAGGCGCAGCGAACGCGGCCGACTGGTTCAAGCGGGGCGGCGCAGGATTCCGTGCCGGCGGAAAACGGTTCACGTCCAGCGTGGTGGAACCGCTGGCGATCCAGCCGGCGAACACCTCCTGGCCAGAGGCGCGCCCCACGTAGACCGCGATGCTGTTCGGAACCGGGTCCACGACCGTCACGGTGACCTTGTCGGTCGTCGCCACGATCCGGCGGAAGGCTTCATCCGACGCCTCGGTGAGCGGGTCGGTCGCCGTTGGAACGGGGTCTGCAATGCCGTGAGCGGTGCGGGACTTCGCCGTGCGGACGTACACCATGTCACCGGCTACGAAGTCCGACGCCCCGGCAACGTCCGTGAGGGTCGGGGCCGCGGGCTTCGCGAGCTGCGCGGTGGACGTGCGGGCGCGGACGTACCGCATTTCCAGTCCGATCAGGGAGAACATCCTGATCATCTGGAACGGGACGGAGCGCTTCATCGCGTCGGCGGCGGGGAGCGGGGCGGTGATGCCGTGGCCGAGGCACTTGTACGCGAACTTGGAGGCGAAGACCTTGGTCGTGCTGTCCTCGACCTCGTTGACCAGGAGGTGGAAGTCCTGGAACTCGGACTGATTCTCGATTGCCCCGGTGACTCCGTAGAGGGCGGGGTCGTAGTCCATCAGGGCGGCGAACAGCTCGCCTTGGTTCTTCTCCATGAAATCGAGCTTCCCGGCCCCGCCTTCGTGGACGTTGTAGAGCTTTCCGGGCTGTTCGCTCGACAGCTCCATTACCTTCTTCGCGGCCACGGATGGATTGAGGTCCACCGCCTCCACGAGTCCCTGGCGCATCGCGCCGTGGGAACCGCTGATGAGACTGACGGCGGCGCGCTGGCCCTTCGCGACCATCGGGTTTGCAGGGGGCATCGTGTTCTCCTTCGGCGGCTATGCCGCCATGAACTCCCACCAGAGGACTCGCGTGAGCATACGCCACGCGATCACCTCCGGGTGAGCTGGGTCTTGGATATCACTCTCCACGAACCAAGTCGAGCTTCTGTCCCGGTGAATATACTGCCCGAGGGGGGCCTTCGACCCGTCGGCGTAGTTCAAGAGCTCGATGGGGGGGACATACCGGGGGTCGGTCGCCACGAACCGACCGGCCAGCAAATAGGCGCTGGTGATGGAGTCCCGGATGCGTTGGACCCTGTATTCGGCGTCCTGCTGCACCCGGCGGCTGGCCCAGACCACCACCTCCAACAGGGTTTGCGCCTCCCGACCGTAGAAGTCCGTCCCCCCCTGAACCTGCGTCAGGAGGTCGTCCACGTCGGAGGCTTGGGGCTGGAACATGCCGAGGTCCACGATGGATACAATGGGGGTCGTGATATCCGCCCAGGCGACCGGGCGGCGGTCCACGACCCCGAAGGTGATGGGACCGCTGGCGAGCCCGGCTGGTAGGGGGGTCGGCACGTTGACCGTGAGCCACTTCATGAAGCTGGACACGGCGTTCACCCGCCCCGATTCGAGGATCGTTGGCGCGCTCATAGACCCATCGCCGGATTGTTGTCGAGCGGTTCGGGTGGCACACCGAGCTGCATGAGCCTGGTCTCCACGTACTTCTTGATGAGCCTCGGGTACCAGTCGGTGAGACGCAGTAGGGTCTTGTCAATGAACGCCGTGCCGACCATCCGGGACGTGCCGCTGTTGATGTATTGGACGTAGGACACGGAGTTCCTAATCTCCACGTTGAGCGGCTGTTCCGTGAAGCTCCCCATCGCCCGACCCTCCGCGATGGCCCGCGGATCGAGGCTCATGATCCCCCCGTGCTGCAACGGCGACGACCGTCGTAGCTGGGCCCCGGCGGAGACACCGTGCTTCTCGAGGTACGGCAGGAATCCACCGCGGGCGCGCCCCGTGTCCACGCTGCAGAGGACCACGAGGTTGAGCAACGTCATTACCACCGCCCGCTGATGTAGCTCCGCCACGTCACGGAGCAACCGCTTCGGGTCCATCTTCTCGCGTAGGGCTTCGAGCCCTTCGGTTTTCAACGTCACCCGGTAGCTCATTCCGCGAAGTCCTGCGCGAGCCCGAGCTTCCGGCAGATGATCTTCCGGACGACCTGCACGGCCCCGATGGGATTGAAGTCCACGTTCCCGACGATCCGGTATTCCAACGGCCTCGACGGTGCGCGGGCGTGGAGGTTGAAGACGACGCGATCCCCCTCCACCCCGGTCTCGGACTGGCCGGTGCGGATCTGGCCGTCGAGCGACCGAACGGCGAACTCTTCGAAGCCGAGGATGAGGTCGCCGTACTCGTAGAACCCGCCGGACTTGTAAACGTCCTCGGGGGAGACCGTCCAGAGGTAGGCCGGTACGCGAATGTCCCGGAAGGTGAACTTGTTGGGGATTCCGGCCTCCGGTGTCCCGGCGACGGTCCCGATCACGCGACGGACCACGACGATCACGGCGAGGCCGCTGCTCGACTGGCGGGCGGCGTCCGCAAAGAGAACGTCGTCGTACATCGGGCTTCCCGCGCCGTAGTCCGTGCCGCCGAGGACGGAGCCCATGTCGTGTGTGTTCGCCCCGCCGGTGAAGGCGCTCACCGTTGGACCTGATACCCCGACGTTCCCGCGGGCGCGCCGACCGCCATCGCCGGGGCCTCACGCTGGCCCTTGCGGGTGTAGAAGTCGTCTCGAAGGGTCTCGGCCTGTTTCTTGGACTTCTCCGCCTTGTCCTCCCACTGCTTCGCGGAGTCGGCCTTGTTCTCAGTCTTGCCACCGGCGGAGAAGTTGAAGTTGTCGGCGGTCTTGGTGCTGTTGGCCTCGAACACAATGGCCTTCGCGTACATCAGGAGCGCGGGGCGTAGGCCGTCAACGACCGGGAGCGCGGTCACGTCGTCCGACACCGGTGAGACTCCGATGAAGGTCTGGGCCTCGGTGAGCGCCTGATCTAGTTCCTCGTCGAGGTACCACTTCGAGAAGTACGTGATGTAGATCACCTCGGTCGGTGCTTCGGGTCCGGTCGTGAGCTGAATGATGCCCTTGGTGTAGTCGGTCCCCACGGTGTCCACGACGAACAGCGTTCCAAGCTGATTCTGCACCTGGATCAGAGTCTCGACCCCGACGACGATCTTCGAGAGGACGGGGTAGTGCTTCACCAAGAACCTGTCGTTCGCCTCCGAAATGATCCCGTTGACCGGCGTGCTATTTTCCAGGCGGTGCAGGTGCGACGGTGGCCGAGCGACCGGATCGGTTACCTCAATGCGGTCGTTGAGCTGCTTCCGTAGGTCCGCACGGGCGTCCGCACGGGTATAGGGCACGGGCTAGGCCCCGGTGAACGCGAGGTCCACTTCCGTCCCGAGTCCTGCCGCGGCGGAAGCACGGAACCTCATCCACTTGATGCCTTGGCCCTGCACCACGAGCGTCTTCGTGGCACCCGCGGCGATGGCCGCGAGCGTCACGGCGTCCACGGTTTCCCAATGGCCGTCGGTCTCGGACGGGTTGAAGTTGTTCTTCTCGAGCGTCCCGGCGATGGTCGGGTTCGCCCCCACGTTCTTCACCGTGACGCGCACGTTCTCCGCGTCCTCCACGTACACCGGGGCACCGATCACGGAGAGCGCGGGGTCGGTGTCGGGGACGGTCTGATTGAGGCGCTGGCCCGCCCGTTCGGACAGACCGCGTGGACCTACTTCGGTTCCGTTTCGCATCAGGCTCTCCCGGCGGCGGCGAGGAACGCCTGGGGGTCCAGGGTTTCTCCGCTCATGAACGTCACGAACTTCAATCCTACCGCTTCACACGCCGACCTGCGACCGTCAATCTCCCACGCGGGGGTTTTCCTCGTGCGCGCATGGAGCGCGACGCGGAGGTTCGTCTGCGGGTACACCCGTTGGAACCGGTACCAGCGGCGAGTCCGCGGGTCCATCAGCGGGACGTTCGGCCTGAATCCATCGGCCCTGAGTAGCGACGTGATGGGGTCGGCCTTCTTGCGCCGGTTCGGTTCGGTCGCTTCCTCACGGTCCCACCGGGAGAGGGGGTCTTCCCCCCCTCCCGATGGTCCCGCTGGCGAAGCGGTGTAGAGAAACGGTGCCTCAAGCACCGGGATCAGCCGGGGTTAGAACGCTCCCGGCACGCTCCCGTCGTCGCCCCGAATCCACGGGCGGGGATCAATCCATTCGATCTCCCACCGGCTGCGGCTCCGGAACCGGATCACGTCGTTCTCGAACGACTGGCCCGAGAACGGTACCTCCTGCACGACCTCAAACGGGTCGCGCAGCTGGAACACGAGCCCTTCACCGGCGATGCCAAGGAACCAGGCCCAGTCGGTGAGGTATCGGTTGACGAGCAACTCGTACAGGCCCTTCCAGGGGTTTGAGGCCCCCGGTGCGCCCGCACGTGCGCTGTCAGCCGTGTTCCACGTCTGACCCTCGGCCCCGATCACGGTCGGGTAGAACGCCGAGTTCAGGATGATGCTCGCGTGCATCCGGTCCTTCGGGCTGATGAGCAGGGTGTTCGGCATCTTGCCCAGTCGGTTGCCCTGGCGATCCGGGATGCGTTCCAGGAGGTCTTGCGCCTCCTTGAGCCCGCTGGTCGACAGCGGGAGGAACGCCGCGAGCTGATTCCCGAGTCCGGTCGGACCCTCGGGGGTGAAGACCGCGCCGACCGCCGTGTTGAACTGATTGACTGCCGTCGGGAACGACGGCCACGTGGAGGCGGGGATGGTCAGCGGGCCGAACGATCCCGCCGTGCCCTGCATGCGCTGGGCGAAGTAAATCTCGAGCGTGCGGGCTTGCGCCTCGGCCAAACGGCGCTGCCGCTGACGGACCTGGCCCGTGAGATCGTCGTCGAACAGTTCGCGGGTGAACGACTCCCCACCCATCCACTTGCGGGCCTTGACCTCGATATCGAGGCCGACCATGCCGGACTCCGAGTACGGCTGGCCTTCCGCCGTGAATGTTGCGACGGCGGCGGTCATGAGCGGGTTGTAGAACTCCTGCCGCTTGTTGCTGTTCACGGTCTGGCACACCTTGGCGTAGGTGTAGTTCCCCTGCACCTCGTTGTACCAGGCATCGGCCACCCGCTGCGTATCGGCGCGGAGAAGCTGGCCGAACGCCCCGGAGGGGTTCGCCTCGCGCTTGATCGCCTCGCGGTAGCACGCCTCACGGAGGCGCTTGTAGGAGAAGTCCGGCGAATCGAAGTCCGCCGTCTCCACCATTTTCTTGACCCAGTCCGGGGTCATGGCCTCCTGTAGTGCGCGGCCTTCCAGCATCGAACCCATAGGCGTTCTCCTTGTCTGCCGGTTTCTACCGGACGTTGGAACCGCTGAGGAACTGCGGCACGATCAGCGCTCGGACCGTCTGGCCCGATGCCGTGATGCTCACGCCCGCCGCGTCCGTGTTCGGGGACACGATGGCAATGACCGTGTTCGCAGCGTCGCCGCCCTGCTTGGCGCGGACGGACTGCCCGAGGAACGCGCCCGCCGAGTCAATGACGAGCGGATCGTAGGGCTTGTAGGTCTCCCCGTTCTTCCCGAAGATGTCGAACTCACCCTCGGTGAGGACGACCATCGCGGGATCGAAGATCTCGTTTGAACCGCCCGGCGCGCTCTCCGGCGGGTTCGTGCCTTCCAGCACGCCGACCACGTTCGGGCCGTCGGCGGTCACCGTCGCCTGTTTGTGATTGAAGGCGGCGGCGTCGAACTGGATGAAGCTCCCGGCCTTGAACGGCTGGGAGGCGCTTGCCATCTGCACCCCCATCCGAGTCGCCGGACCGGTCCGGCGGAAGTTCACGAACGTCTGGGCTGCGGCCATCTTATCTCCTTCTCCGCGTCAGCGGTGGGGGTCTACTTGGGCTTCTTCACCGGCACGCCGCTCTCGGTCAGCGTTGCCGTCACGTCTTCGCTCTTGCGATGCAGAGCCGGGGCACGTTCGCCACCGGACTCCACCAGACCACGGCGTTCCATTTCGCCGGTGATGGATTCGTACAGGCCCTTGCGGTCGGCCACGATCTCTTTCTGTTCCGCCTCGGTCTTGCCCCAGAGGGCGCGTTCCGCGAGGACGTTCACCGGGAGCCCGGCCTCTTTCACGATCCGCTGGGCGCGCAGGACGCTCTCGGTGTAGTCCGCCCGGATACGCTGCTTTCGCGCTTCCGCGAGGGCCGCTTGCACGGCACCGGTCTTGGTCTCGAGCGCCTTCGCCTGTTTCTCCATCTGAGCGGCGAGGTCGGTCTTTCCCGCGGCGGTGAGGGCGGTGGCGGATTCCCGCAACTCGCGCACCTTCACGGAGAGGGATTCGTTGCTGGTGCCGTCATCGTCCAGGCTCGGGGCCGGGGGCGGGGCCTTATCGTCGCCACCGTTGGCCTTTTTCATCGCCTCTTCCTCGGCCTGTTTGGCTTCCGCGGCCTTCTTGGTCTCGGCGGCGTCGGCTTCATCGGATTCACCGGCGGCGCGCATGGCCGCGGCGAGGACACGCGCCTCGTCGTGGAGCTTGGCCTTCGCCTCCGCGTCTTCGGTCTCCGCGGCCTTCTTGTGCAGACCTTCGATCTCTGCGGCCATCTTTCCGTAATTCATGCCAGCCTCCTTGTGGTTTCCCGAACGTCGCGCACTCCGCGCTGATTCGAGCAAGCCCATGAACTTCCCGCCCGCGGCGGGAAAGGTCACCACGTCCGCACTCGTCGCTTCGGTGAAGCTGGTGACCGCGTTCCACCGTTCGCCGTTGATCTCCGCTTCCGCGTCCTCGCCGTCGGCGTTGATGCTGATGCCGATGAGAGGCTTCGACCCAGGGTACCGGCTGGCGTACCCGAGGGATTCCTTCATGAGGGCTTGGACGTGTCGCGCTACGTCCGATTCCGCGTTCACGAAGCGGAGCTTGGCGCGGAGCTGCATCCGTCCGTTCGGGCCTTCAATCGCGCCGACCTCGTGGTAGTAGCCGAGAACGTCCTCGACCCGTCGCTCCGGCTGAACCTGCTGCTCGATGGCGGACGGGTGATTCAGGAACGCCTTCACGCCTTCGAACACCGGCCCGGCCTTCATCAGCGCCTCGCGGGTGTACCAGTGCCGGTGGGAGAGGTTGCCCGGTCCTTCTTCGAGGATCACCACGTCCCAGTCCGATGCGTCCTTCCCGGCCCCGATGATTCCGCCGAGCGCGGATTCCTTGAACGCACGACGCACCGACTCCTTGAGCAACTTCACGGAGGCGGGCTTCCAACTCTCGACCTTGGCGGGGGCTGTCAGGACTGGCATCGTGCCGGGAGCATCATCTCGAACGGTCGCCCCGTCAATGGCCTACTTACTCCCCCGCTACTCCCGCCCCGACCTTTTGCCGTGCAGTAAACGCCAGACGTGCTGCTGGCTGTACCCGGTGAGGGATTGGAGGTCACGGATTGAGCGCCCGGCGCGGTGCCACGCCCGGACGTTTGCCGCGGTCGGTTTCAGCGGAACCCTGACCACGACGTACTTCGCCACGGCGACGCAAACGCCGGAGCGTTCGCGCCACTCGTACCGGGCGACTAAACGCCCAAGTAGGTTGCGGCGGCTTTTTCGAGTGGGCTTCGAAACACGCGCAGCCATGCACGCTCCAATGTCGGTTGAATCCGACCGGTGCCGAACGAGAGGTCTTCGAACCGTGCCCCGGTGTCCCCGGCGAGCCTCACCGTCTTGTCGTAGACCTCCACGATGGCCGACCGCCACGACGGGCACCGGCGGAGGAACTGGCCTTCCAACGCACGGGCACCGTGGACCCATGAGGCCCCGGAGTCGTGCGACCACGGGGCGCGGAAGGGCATCTTCGCCCGTGCCGACCGGTGGAGGTTGAACCGCACTGTGAGCGTGCCCTGTCCGTCGAGGTGGACCGGTCGGAACGTCACGGCCTCCGGTGCGCGGCCCCACTCGTCGAGAAGCCGGACGAACTGCCGCGTCATGCCGTAGAGGGCCTTCGCCAGTTCGGGCGACCGATCGAGAAGAACGGAGAGGCGGTCGCGTGCCAGCTCATCGTATGCGCTATCGCTCACTTCGCGGGCTTCTTCGTCGGCGGTGCGACCGGTTTCGGCGGCGGTGTCTTCGGCGGCTGAGCGACGACTTCCTGTAGGCGCTTGCTCATGCGGCGAGCCTCCCGTGGTGGGCCTGGACCCATTGGCCGAACGACTGTCGTGGCGCGAAGGTGCTTTTCCCGTCGGGGCCGCGGATCACCCGTTCGGTGGGATTGAAGTCGGATAGGTCTTCCGGCAGTTCATCGGTGCCGAGAAGGCTGTTCCACGACGCGACGCGAGGGATGGTCGTACACCGGCAGTTCGGGTGGAACGGCGGGCGGTCCTCCGCGTCCATCACGTCGAGGTGGTCCTGCACTTCTTGGCTCTCCAACTCGAGGCCGTCAATCGGCGCGCAGATTTCGCAGGTCCGGTCGTCCAACGTCGCCAGCACGTCCTCACCGTCCACCACGTTCTCGTTCTCCGCGTAGAGGGCTTCACGTGCCCGGTCCATCGCCTTCAACAGTTCGGTGCGGGCGAGGCGTTCGAGGGCGTACCGCGGGGGCACGTTGCCGTCGAGAACCTTGAGGTTCCGCAACCGCCTCACGGCCTCATCCACGCTCTCGCCGTTGAGGGCGGACACGGATAGGGCGTTCTGAATCTCGTTCACCATGTCGCCAGTCACCACCCAGACCCGGTCGGAGAACATGGCCCCGCCCCAAGGCTTCGCCGTGATGGATTCAGCAGCCGACGGCGTGAGCCCGCGGGTCGTGACCGTGATGCTCGGCGGCGTGGCTTCATCGAGCGCGTAGGCGTCCCACGCGAACTGATCCTCATAGAGGTTGAGCATACCGGCGCGGAGCGTGGCAGTCGCGTTCCCGCGGAGCTGTTCGAGGCGGTGTTCCACCTGTGACATGAGGTGCGTCTCGCGGGAGTGCTTCCAATCGAGGAACCGCATCCGTGGATCGTCCGGCGCGGTGTCCATCATTCTTTGCCACGTCCGCTCTACTTCGGCCTGAATGGCGGCGATGGCGTCGTCGTACATCCTGATCAGCGCCCGCACGTCCGCGTCCTCGCCGGTCCGTAGGACACGGCGCGCCTGTTCGTCCACCCTACGGAGTACGTCGGCCTGCGTTTCCATCAGTGCGTTGTGTCGTTGCCTGGAACGAGCAACGCGGGGCGGCGGTGCGCGGCCTCGGTGGCGCGGATCGCTTCCCGGAGACAACGGCGGGCGACGCCCTTGAACTTCGCCTCCGACCATCCGGTTTGATTCGCGAGGATGGAGGCCGCTTGCATAACCCCGATCACGGCCTCTTCTTGGGAGAGGAACCCGACGAGCCGATCCATGTTGAGGATCAGCTCGACCACGGAGCTTCGGGCATCGTTCCGGGTGAGCTTCGTGGTCGCCCGCGGCTTCAGAGGTACGCCTTCGCTCACGGTTCGGCCCCCGGATCGGTCAGTTCCGCGTCCGCCTTCCCGGACAGATTGGACGACGCCTGTCGAGCGTTGGCCTTGTCGGGGCTGCTCATGGTCCCCCCGCCACCAAGACCACGGGCGCGGGCGAGCGTCGCCGCCTTGTCGTTGAGCGCGGTGTCCCCCCGTGCCGCCGATTCGTCCCGGTCCTTCTGGATCGAGGCTTTCATCTTCTCGTAGTTGTAGGTCGTGATGCCGCCCTCAGCTGCACACATCGTTGCGAAGGTCTTTTGGTCAATGACCCCCTCGGCCAGCATGAACGCGAGGCGCTTCATGCGAACGTCCACGTCCTCCGGTGCGGGCTCCGGCCACGTGATTTCGACTTCCGGGTCCACGTCCGCCGCGAGCTGTCCCGTGGCGACCAACGCCTCCTTGAGCTTCCGGAAGAACTTCTTGAGGAACTGTTCGAGGACCGACTGCCGCATCTGCACCCATTTGGCCCAGGGTGACGTTGCGGCGATGGCCGTCGCCTTCGTCCCGCCTTCGGAGAACCCAAGGAACTCGAGCGGGATTCCGAAGCTCGCCGCGAACAGTTGGACGAGCTGATTCAGGATCACCTCACGCCCGGAGTACGACCCGGTCTTGCTACTCATGGGCGTCGGTTGAATCGCCCCGTTGTGCCACCACGCCGAGCCCGGACGCGGGACTTTCTGCACCGTCGGGTCGTTCAACGCCGCCTGTACGTCCCCGGCGTTGCCCTTCACCAGCACGTCCCACGCGAAGGCGTCCACGTACTTCGCGGATTCCGTGGCGAGCGCCACGTAGTCCCGAATCCGTTTCAGCCACGGGAGCCCGGGGAATAGGTCGGACCGTCCGCGCTTCTCTCCATACGCGATGTTGATGGCGACGTGCAGCACCTCGTCCGCCGGAATGACCTTGAGCGTGTAGCTCGTCATGGGGACCTGCTGGCCCCCTTGCATCATGCTGTAGATGTTGAACGGTCCGGGGTACTGCTGCCACCACCCGAAGACCTTCTCCACGTCACTCGGGAGCGTGATTTTCTCCCAGAGCGTTGACGGGTCTAGGGATCGGACGGTGATGCCACCTCCATCGCTCGCCGCCTTCACGTACAGACGCCAAGCGACCTCACCTTGCCATGAGAGATCGAAGCAGAGCTGCCGTACCCGTTCGCTGCCGTCGTCGCTCTCGATCCAGTTGTCAACGGCCTCTTGGAACCGGTCGTCCTGCGCCTGAACCTTGAGGCCGCGACCGACCACGAAGTCGGTCTGCATCTGCACCGCACGTCGGGCGAGCGGATTGTGGTGCAGCTCGAAGAAGCACTCCGCGTGCATCTTCAAGTAGTCCGCGAGGTAGAGCTGTTTCGAGAACGGCCCACCGAGCATTTGGAGGAACGTTCCGTCGCCCTCCGAGGAGAAGAAGCCAAACGAGTTGTCCATATCGTTCCCGAAGGCGTCGCCCTCAGAAAGGCCCGCCCGCTTCCGTCGGATGGATTCGAGGACGGTCTTCGCCTCTGCCCCGGTGCGGGTCTTGACCTTCACCTCCCGCGGGTGACCGGGACGGCGGAAGCTGCTCTCCTGAATCACGACGGTCAGCTCTTGCCCGGCGGCTGGTGGAGCTACTGCCCGATGGATCGCCGCGTCGGGGTTGAACGACATGCCCTCGAAGTCCGGCGCGGGTGGCTGCATCAGGAACATGCGCGGCTTCGCGTCGTTGGCTTCGTCGGCTGATTCCAGGAACTTCACGGGTTCGGTGGACACGGGACCTCCTACAGTCGGAAGACGAGGGATCTGATCGGCCCCGTCCACTCTCCCGCCGCGAGCATGGCGTATAGCGTCGCGTGCGCGTAGTGGTCCGGGCCGGTCTTGACGTAAAGGTACTCGATCTCGCCCGTGGATTCGTCCTCGTCGTTCGTGCGGATCAGGTTTGACAGGTGCTTCGCGTATTCCTCGGAGAGGGCATCCCGGCGCGGAAGGACGATCTTCCCGCCCTTCACCGCACCGAACAGGCGGTCGAGCTGCTCCGTCCGGTTGCAGTCCACCCGTAGGAAGTTGCGGGCCTCATCCTCGGTCCACCGCGGCGGCTGCTTGCTGGCCGTGTAGTAGTTCAGCCACCCGATCCCACGGAACCGCTCCGCGAGCTGAATGGCGTAGTGCGTCTCCGGGAGGGCGTCCACGACGAACTTCTCGCAGTTCAACTCCCGGAGCCTTCGTTCCATCGCCTCGAACGTCGGTTCCTCCCCCATCCCGATCACCCGCACGGCACCGTCGTTGACCACGGCGACCCAATGAAGCACCCGGCCCACGTCAATCCCCACGAAGGCACGCTCCGCCGTGTTGGCGCGCTCAACAGCGCCGCACAAGTCCAAGACCTCCCCCTCAGACAGCTTCCCGGACGCCTCGACGTAGGGGAGCCCCAATCGGCCCCGCATGAACTGTGGGACGCGATCCGTGGAGGTATATTCGCGGAGTAGGTCGGCGGGTTCCACCGTTGGGGACAGAAGCTGCGATAGGTGGAATCCGGCCCCACGTGCCCCAGGGTTGCGGGCGATCCACCGCCCGTCGTCCAATGCCACCGGGTGCTTACACGCGGGACAGCACCGCAGGACGGTGCCATCCTTGGCAACCGTTAGGCTGTTCGGGAAGTGCGTTTCCAGGTCGAACTCCTTGGAACACGCCGCGCACCGGAACGTCCAGAACCGCTGATCGGTCGCCTGGAAGGATCGGTCTACCCCGTAGTTCGGGACCGTGGGGATGGAGAAGTGCCGCTCCCATTGCAGCTTCGAGGCGTGGATTCGTTCACGGGCCATCGCCAGCGCCTCGGCGGGGATTTCGTCGGCCTCGTCGAAGTTGGCAACGTCGGCGGAGATAGCCTTCATGCGGATCGTGGAATGGGTGCCGCGGAAGTAGAGCCACGAGTCCGCGATCCGTTTCAGGTAGACCTCATCGGCGCGACCGGCCACGAGCCCCCGAAGGTAGGACCGGTCCAGGAGCGGGAACGCCTTCGTCTTGGACAGCTCTCGCACGTCGCCGTCGGTCGGGAAGAAGTAGACGACGCCCGCCGGTAGTTCGCGCCGCGCCATGAGGTAGAAGCTGGCGCAGAGGAACAGGATGGTCGCCCCGAGCTGCGACGCCTTCTCGACCACGATGTTCGGGAGCGTCACCGCTGCACGGGCAAGCTCGGGTAGCCACGGACGGCCCTCGAACGTGAACGGGCGGCGTTCCGGGGTCTCGATGAAGTGGGCGAGCCACGCTTCGAACGGGAGGTCATGGGGTTCCCGGCCCGTGGTCTGACGCATCGCCTCCGCGGTCGCCTTCACCCCCAGGAGCTCGCTGATGGGTGCCCCGGCCCTTCCCATCTCCGCGGGCGAGCGCGTTGAAATATGCCCCAAGCCCTGCTGCCACCTCGAGGGGGATGGTGTCGGCTTGGACACCGGCGGCGCTTTGGTCCGGCTCAAGGTCTTCCCCGAGGATTCGTTCGGCGGCGCGCATCTGCATATCCGGGCGCTTGGCGTCCCGCTCCAATAGGAACCGGACCATGATCCGTGCCGCGACCCTCCGGTACGATTTCAGGAACTCCCGCGGTGGCAGGTTGCGCTCCGCGAAGAAGTCCCGGAACTCCCGGCGATTCCGTCGGTGGGCGACCGCCTCCCGTCCGATACCCAGTTTCTCGGCCAGCACGATGTTCGTGATGGCGGGGGTGGCCTCGATCTCCTTCACCAGCGCGAGGTCTAGCTCGTCGCATCCGGGGTAGGGGTCCGAAGGCTTGGTGACGGGTTTGGACTGCTTCCCCACCTACGTCAGACCGCCGGTGCGCCTTGCTGCTCCAACGTGCTGAACGTCGGCTGTCCGGGGGGTGCCATGAAGCACGTCGGGCATTGACGCCATTGGACGCCGCTCCCGGTCTTGAATTGGGGCTTGTAGACCGTCGTGCAGCGCGGGCAGGTCACGGGGTCGCCGGTGAACTGGGTACGGTTCGCCGCGGGTTCGAGGTAGCGGCGGAGCGGAAACTCGCTCTTGCAGTCCGGGCAGACGATGGGACGGCCCGGATCGGGGGCCTGATCGAACGGGACGAGGAAATTATGGGCGCAGTGGGGGCAGACGCAGTCCTTGTTGACCGCGCCGAGTTTGGCCTCGGTCGAGGGCGTGACGGACGCGAGCGGGACGAGTTGCGGGCGGCGCTTGGCGGGTTTCTCTTCCGCGGGCGCGGCGGCTGGCGTTACGGGCGGTGTCGGGGGCGTTGGCGTGGCGGCGGTGGTCATTCTCCGGCCTCCGCGGGTGTCTCTTCCGCCTTCGGTGCGTGAGCGGTCGACGACTTCGAACCGTGCCGCGAAGCGTGCCCGGCGGTGTCAGTCGGTCGGCGGTGATTCGCCGGGTGGTCCTTGCCTCGGGGGGTTTCCACCGGGACGCGGTGCATCTGGCCGTCCTTGTGGATCAGGCGGGTCTTCTGGGGTGCTGCCTTGGTCTCCTGCTTCGCCATTCGGTGTCCCCTCCTTGGTGGGATGGCCGACTGGTACTCCCGGAACACTCCCGGTGTCAAGTCCACCGAAGGATACCATCTTCATCCGGCGGGCCCAGGTGTAGGCGCGTAGGAGCTTCCGTGCCTCCCGGGCGTGGTCGGTCTTGAACTGGTGGCCGGAGCGGTGGAGCTGCACGGCGTTTCCGGGGTCAAGGAGCATGTCCCCACGCCGACCGTCCACGTGGTCTATCTCGAACGGTTCGAGGTACGCCCGAGGGCCGCACCAGTTCCACCCGTTCAGGCACGCGACGCACCCGCCGTCAACCTTCGCGATGTAGCGGCGGAACTCGGTGTAGCGGCGGAGCTGCTTCCCGCGCTTCTTGGACACCCGGCGGATTCGGCCCTTGCGCCACGCGAGGCGCTTCTTTTCCCGTGGGACACGGACTAGCTTCGGGAACATGGGCGTCAGGATCAGACGGTCAGGGTGCTTCTTCTGTAGCTGGCGGAGTAGGGCCTCATCCCTACGCCCGGCGGTCCACGTCACCCCTCACGCTGGCACAATTCGAGGACCTTGATGGCAGGTTTCGGGTCAAGCACCTTCCGCACGAGCTTCGCCTGTTCCCCAGTGAATACGAGCTGAATCCGGTACACATCGGCGTCACGGACCGCGGCCACCCGTTCGTGTTCGGTCCGGGCCTCCGACGCCTTCTTCTCCGCGATCCGGAGGGCGTCCGACGCTTCCGGCGTGAGGCTCGTCTGCTGGCTTTCAATCGAGCCGTGCCCGGCGTTCCGGTCCGGTACCCATGCCTCGGAGTGGTGGTCGGCGGCGAGGGCTTCCGGCGCTGGCACGTCCTCAAGAAGCCGCTGCAGCTCAACGTCGTCGAGCTGTAGGCTGTTCTGGGCCCACTCGATGGCCCCGAGGGATTGCAGGTCTTTCAGAACCTCCGCCGTGAGCGCAACGTCCTCGCTCCCGCGCGCCCGGTTGTGCCGGAGGGTCGCAATCCGCATCTGCTCGACCGTCATGGTCGTCTTCACGACTGGAACCTCGGACAGCCCGAGCGTACGTGCCGCGCGCCACCGATGCTCACCGTCCACGATCACCACGTCCCCGAGCGTGTATTGGGAGAACTTCGGGTCTGAGAGGTGTTCGTCCGTGACCACGATGCAGACGATGGGCTGCGTGAAC